CGCCGCCATAAGACCGGCGGTGATGATCGCCTCGGTCTGGGTAGGGTTAAAATGGGCGCCCAACGCGGTGACGATCAAAATGACGCCGCGCCAACTGCTCGGCTCCTGCGCTCGAGCGAGGCAATAGGTAGCCAGTCCTTTCAAGTTCAACATGGTGCATCCACCCCTGTTTCCATGATGTGGGCCAGTCGAATAGCCCGACCTCGAACTTGTTGCGCCCATTTGGACGACATCATCTCGGCTGCTGCCGCAACGTAATCCTTTTTCTGCAACGCCGCAATAAGTTTGCGGAATTGCAAGAATTTCGTCATGCCGAGATTGAACACCATCTCTATTACAGCGCTGCGACGCAACGTGTCTAAATCCGACCAAAATGGCAAAGATTGGCATTCCATGGCCGCATTTTCCACTTGGAGCTTGACCACGGCTGCGGCGAAAGGCTCAGGCCAGCCAACATCCAGCGCGCAGCCGTAGCCAATGGTGGTGACCCCTACGGTGTCCTTGTAGGGGTACATTCGGAACCCTTCGGCCTCCTTGATGCGGGGCAGGGCGATATCGCTCTCAATCGACATTAGTGTCAATTTGGCGTATCCGCTTGGCATGGTAGCGGCACGCGTAGATACCCGACGCAATGGCGACGATCAGCGCGACGAACTGCAAAAAGTCGTTTGCAGCGGTCAGGTGGCTGAACAGATACGCCACCCACGAGACGACTGCGGCGCCGTCGGCGGTCTTGTGGTGATCCATGTCACGCACCGAGATCTTGCTTGATCTTCTCTGCCTTCGCACCGTACTTGCGATACGCAAGCCAGCCGGCCACGAGCGCTGCCGCGATAGCAACCGCAAATGAGGTGAGTTCAAGTACAAGCATGGCAACTCCTTAATGCTTTGGCCGGGGCGGGAAAAATGACGACAGGGCGATCAGAATGATGACGAGGACGCAAATGAATGTGGTCATGCGATGGTCACCGTATGTGTGCCTGACGTGCCGAATAGGTTGGTGCCGGCTGCGGTCAGGTTGAACCTGAACAGCGTATACGCCGGTTGGTAACTGGTGATGACCGCCAAGGTGTTGGCACCGATGGCCGTCGAGTCAATCGTCAGCGAGTTGACCGTACCCGACGCCGCCGTGCCGGCCAGTGCGACCGTGTACGACAACGCCTGCGTGCCGCCGACGCCCGAGTCGCCCGAGTAGACGCCGACGATCTGATAACCGCGCCACGACGGGTTGGTCGGCGAGCTGCTGCCGATGGCGCTGTCGGGTCCAAACATGGACGAGAACGCCGGCGTCTGTAGCCATCCCCACCATTGGTAGTCGCCCAGGCGTCCCGTGGACGACCCGACGCCGGTCGTGACGGACGCGATTGCACCGCCACCGCCGCCGGCAGACCCTGACAGCTCAAGCGTAGCGGCTGCGAATGTCATGAGAAATTCTTAATCAGGCTGGCGTACCAAAAGCCGGTGCTTGCACGGTACGTGGCTACAAGTAGGTCAACCGAGTTGGCTGCGGTGGACAAGACGCCCGCCGAGCCGCTCGGCCACTTGAATCCGCTCGGCCAAAAGCCGGTAATCAGTCGGCTGCCGGTGCTGTCCTGCGTCATGAACCAGTTGATCGTCTGGCCGTCCTTGGGGTTGGTGATGGTCGGCGCCACGGTGATCGAGGCCGTCAGCGTCGTGGTGAACACGTTGGACAGCGACGCATCAAGCGTCATGGCTGTGGCGCTGAACGCTACAGCGACCGGCGTGGTGGCGGCATACCCACCAAACTGGACGCCGTTCAAGGCGCTGATCCGGGCGGCTGGCAACGTGCCGGCGGTGATGTTTGACGCGTTGGTCGTGTCAATCGTGGCCGACGCGGCAAGGCCGGTGACCGACGACGCCGGGATCGTGATGGCAGACGGGTCATTGATGGCCGACAGGTTGTCAAACGTGCCGCCCGAGATGACCGTGCCGGTGCTGTCGGTCAGGACGATCTTGACCAACGTGCCAGACGGCACCCACATGGGCGTCGGCAATCGACCGTTGCTTTGCAGCACCACAGGGTTGCTGTTGGCAACCGTCAGGGTGCTGGAGGTGTACGTGACCACCGCCGTCGTGGTGCCCGCCGTGTAGGTGTAGATCTTGTAACCGCTGCCGATCACGCCTTGGTCGGTGAAGACCTGCAAGGTGTTAGCGACGGGAATGAGGTATCCGGTGGCCATAGGTTACTCGTAGGTGAATTCGAGGGCGTAGCCGTGCTTATGCAGCTCGGGAATGTCTTTTTCCATCTTTTCGTGGCAATCGTCGCGATACATCATGTCGGGAACGTGAAGCTCCTTGACGACGCTGTAGGCGCGTTCTGCGGCCTGCTTGACCGACTTGCCCGTACCCGTCACGACGGCAAGGTAGTCGCCCGCAGTCGCCCACATGGGCTTCTCGACGATGTTGTCGCCTTCCATCTGCGGTAGGACGGCCATCTTGACCGACTGGGGCGCGATGTAACGCCGATTCTTTGGCGTCACGCCGTAGATCGGGATGTCCGTGACTTCCTTGAGAGTTGAGTTGCTGTGCGGGTAGTCAGGCTGTGCGACCACGATGCCGCAGGCAATCGCGGTGCTGACATCGAGCGTGTCCTCACCGTTGCAAGCGTCCAGCATCCATTCCACCGGATCGCCCTTGTGGGTCGCCAACATGATGTTGAACGCCGGCCAACCAGGGCGCATCGTGAATTCCAACGGCCACGCCTTGCCCTTTTCGTCAATGATGCAGTTGACGTCAATGTCGCCCATGTGGCCCATGGCGATCAGGTCGTCCTCGAGCGGCGCCAGTACTTCGTCAAACAGCACGGACTCAGTGCAATACTTCATGACGGTGCCGGATTCGCCACAGTTAGGACCGGCATCGCCTGATAGCAGTTTTTTACGCTCAAAGTTCTCGTTAGGCAGGCCAACCCAGCCGTCTGAACCAAGCCAGCGGGAGACGGCAAATTCAATGCCTGGGATAAACTGCTGCAACATACATGGCCCGGACAATTTGAGGCCGAGCTTCTTCCATCGTTGGATTCGCGCCACCATGTCAGCGGGTGTCTTGCCAACGTATGACAGCGATTTGTCAGCTTCTGAGCCAAGTGTCTTGAATACGTGGCGCTCGCTGGACTTGCGCTGGTACGCCTCGGCGGCATCGAGGTTCGGGAACGTCTTGAACGTCGGGCACTCAATGCCGTGCTTTTCCAAGAACTTCATGCCCAGCTCGCGCTTGATTTCCAAGTCAGCACTGGCCTGTGACGGTCCAAAGAACTTGATCTGGCCTTTCTGCATGACGCCGATGCGGGGCAGGAACTTGTCGTTGCCGGTGGCAAACACAAGATCGGCCCACTTGAACGACGTAGCCCAATTGTCGATGTGTTCGACGCCCGGGAAGCCCTTACCGAACTCGTACTTTTTCTCGGCTGGCTTGTAATACCGCACCTTGTGGCCGGCTTGGACGCAACGCAGCACGAAATCTAAGCCGCAGCCGGCGTCTTCAAGCTCGATCACAAGAACTTTCATTGCTGTTGATCCTGATAGGCTTCGTTACCTTGCGTGATCGGAATTGTAAGGTACGGAGCTTTTCTTGCACCCTTCTTTAATGATTTGAGCGTTTGTCCTTTGCGTGCGGCTTCGCCTAACGCGCCAGCCGTTCTAGCAGCCAACGACGGTTGGGCAATTTGAGGCCCAATTCCTTGGGACTGATATATTGGGTTATTAATCGCCTTTCGTAGTCCTGGCCGAACTGCTGCCACGCCTGCGGCCAATGGGTGGCCAGTCGCTGTCGCAGCCAACAAACCACCGCCAATGTCGCCAATTAAAGAGACTTGATGGTTTCTGATTTTGTCGCTTGGCTGGAACGAACGATCAAACGTTTGAGCCGCTTCGGCAATTGTTCGCAAATTGCCGCTTAAAGGTTCGCCATTGGCCAAACGGTTGGCTAATTCATGCGGGTCAATTTCGCCGGTGACTGACATCGTGTCCCGGATCGTGTACAGCTGCGCCAAACGTTTACGCGAATTTGCAATTGCCCCGATCATGTCAGATCGACCTTCTGCAATTGCTTGACGCTCCATGGCGTTTTCCAACGCCGCCGCCATTTTGCGTTGCGCTCTTGCCAAAATAATGTCGTCAGCGCCGCCTTTGGTGAACCGAATTTTTGCCTCGTCCCGCAACGCTTGCATACCGCTGAACATTTCGGCGGCGGTCATTGAATCGCGATCATAATGCGCGACCATTTCGCGCACTGCCGCTGGCGCTTTAGGCTGAATTGCGCCTTGTCCAAGTGTTCGATCAATACCAAGAATGTCGTCCAATTCAGCCTGCCATGCTTTTTGATTGGCGGTTTGGGCTGGATTTGATTCGGCCATTGCTCGAGAGCGATTGCGTAATGGAATAGTGCCAAGTCCAGTAATTTCTTTGTATTTCGGCAATTCTTCCTTAATCGCTTGGTCTACCGATTTAATGGTCAACGGACCATTAATGCCCACGTCATCGGCAGCTGCTTTGCGAACGGCATCAATGTTGTGAGCTGAAATTTCTCGTTCCGTCTGAACGCGCCCACCAATTTGTTCAATCAATTTACCTTTGGTGCCGCCGGCTTTGTCAGCAGTTAGTCTAAGACCAAGATCTTTTACGCGAGAAATTAATGAATTCAGGGCTTCGTTTAATTCGTTGATGTCAGCGGCGCCGGCTAAAGCCCGTTTGTAAACGTCTCTAAATGTCGGAGCGACGGCTTGGTACAGTTGACGAGTTCCTTCCGACAATGTGCCCAAAATATAGCCGGCTGCGGCGTTAAACCCCGTTTGCTTTGCTTTGTTGGCGTAAACGTTCCCGGTAGTTGTTTCCGTTGGAGCTGCTGCGCCCGCAATTGCTGCATTAGCGCCGCCGCCTAGCGCTCGAGCAGCCGTTCTTGCTGCGCGTGCAGTCAGACCGCGCGACCGCAAAGTCTGATAAATGCCGCGGCTAATGTTCAAACCTTCTGCGGCTGCTCCGGTGAACGCTAATGGGGCAGCTTCGCCTACTAATCTAGCGGGATCAAAACCCTGTTGTCCTTGCTCTTGGCGATACTTTTGATATTGCGCTTCTAATTTCCGATATTCGTCTGGCGCCACCATTTCGGTTACGGCCAATGCCGGAGCAGCAACGCCCATGCCAAGTCCCGCGCCAGTTGCTTTGAGTGCGGGTTGTGCGGCTGGTCTTGAAACGTCGCCCATGAATCCAGCGGCAGGGTTGTAAACGCCAAATGCGCCCATCGGGGATTGCGGCGCTTGTTGATTTGACGTTTGCTGACTCTGCGAACGGCTAACGATTGCCCAAGGGTCAGAGGTTCCACTCCCGGCCCCACCGGGGTCTGCGGGGGAGGGGGCCGCAGTGGGGGAAGCGAGACCGGGAGTGGAAGTTTCGGTAACTGGCGCTCGATTAACAATTTCCCATGGATCAGCCATTACTTGACCCTCACAGGCTTGCCGTTTTTAAGCGTCCATGATTGGTTATTGCCAAACGTGACAACCTCGTTTTCTTTCAATTGTTGTTTAGCGTTTTCTGGCAATTCATTCTCTTGCGCTTGCGCGTGACCTTCAAATTGCCTGCGCGCCGCTGGCGTCAATTTTTGTACAAATTCTTCTGGTTTTTTGCCGCCTGACGTCCAATCTTGCTGCAATGCAACCAATTTACCGCCCATCAATT